GTCTTTTGAATGTTTGTCGGTATGCATCTTTAGCTACGTTAATTCGCCCAATGGCGTAGTTACCTTTTCCAAGGGGGAACGGGAAGGTTTCTGAATCGTCTTCAGCACCTTTAAACAGTAATGTAATCTCAGCAAATTCTAAGATTGGATACTCACTATCTAGAGATAGGCGAGCCTTTTCATCTTGAGATGTTGCAATGCGGGGCATTTCATCATTGTCGAAAGGAATGTCCTCACGCCATGATTTTACTGCCGACATTGGAACCACTTGAATTGCTTCTTCGGGTTTTGCAATAACAACACGCTTATCAAGCACTAGGCTTCCATATGGTGCTGGTTCACCATCGGCTCCAAAGATGTCACTGGTCTTTTGAACCACGTTCACCCTTGGGATGTCGATGTCATTTTGATCCAACGTATCAGATAGCGATGGAACTAGGCTGGTGTTTGGAGCTTCAGCAAGCTCGTTTTCTTTCTTACTCATGTTTCGATGTTTCTATGTTTCGATGTTTCTTGTTTCTTTGTTTTTGCTCTACGACAAAGTTCGTCGAGGAGCAGATTCTTCAATAATACCTGAGTCATTACAGGCATCTAAAAATTGATCTGATTGTCTTTTCTTCTCACCTTTCTCTGCCGTGTCTCCCACAGCCTTCGCAATCTTGGCAAGCGGCAGAGATACATGGCGTAAAACTTCTTCACTATCAACCCCAAAATCTTTAGCAATCTTTAAAAATGTATCTGAGTCAGTCACGTTTCTTCGCCCCCTCATCGTTTTGAGACGGAGAGTGGGGTATTCGATTCCATCTTCTGCTAGTTTAATAGCCCTTTTCTTGAAACGATCTGCCCAGTTGGTAACAATCTTTGCAATCATGTAGAGTTGCTCCACCACTTCTGGATCTTCAACTGTATCTAGATCAACGTCAGGTAGTTGAGGGTCTACTTTTTTAGCAACTTCAACAACTAATCCACCGAGGGCTGGGCAGGTATCTTCATGCTTGCAGAACCTGCAATCGACAGTCGGGGTCAGTTCTTCCAGACTGGGAGTCCCCGTCTCCCATTTGGGGCGAACCTTTTCTGCTTTTAAAATTACGTCTGATAACTCTTCGATTAACTCATCGAGGTCTTCTCGGTAGAACGTATCTGATAATATTTCGTTTCGCTGCGGGACAAAGAAAACAAAGTCAATGCAGGTGAGTTCTGGGTATTTTTGAAAACAACCAACGGTGTAGGCTTTCGCTTGAAAGTTTTTAGCTGGAGTATCTATCTTGGAGATACCTGTTTTGTAATCAATTAAGACTCCATCGACGTTATCGAAGATGCACAGGTAATCGCAAGTTCCGTAAGTTTCAGTTCCTTCGAGTTTGACATCAAGTTGAATCTCAGCGTGTTCCTCCGTTAACCTCCTATTGTCTTTGTAGTTTGCTAAGTATTCGGTTTGATCCGTGAGTATCTCATTGTAGATACTTACCTCTTCCTCGCTTTGAAGATTGGATGGGTCTTCGATCTCCAACGCTTCGTGGATGCGTGTTCCCATAGCTGCTGCTGCATTAGTGCCACTACGACCTTGATAGCCAGAACACCCTGCTAAATATTTTAGCTGGCTGGGAGAAAACTCAGCGTGTCCTCTCTCTGTGTGATTAGGTTGAGCACTCATTACATGGAACGCTCATCTCTGACTGCCATCATCCAGTCTGCCATATCATATGCGTAATTAGCAACATCCCGCATATCGTCATCTTCAGATATGATGCGGGACAAAACTTGTCCTGCAAAGTAGTCTCGTAATTCCATACCCCCCGCATCAGAAAAGGCCATATGTTTCTCAGCATATTGGTGGTGCTTATCTGATCTTGTGATCTTTTGTATTCTTGCCATGAACGGAACATGGCAGACCCGAAAAGTTACTCAAGAACTTTCTTCAATTTTTTTCCCTTCCCAAATATAACGGGCAATCAGGAACGCATCAACCATTCCATCGTGGGGGGTTCTACACCTCTTGTTTTTTAACCAGTTCTCATCTGGCGCTATAGCTTCAGCCTTGGCGAGAGCGGTTTTCTTAGTTGTCCCTTTTGGTCGGAATCCTAAGATCGCCTTCTGCCACTTGTGAACTGAGACACGGCAGACATCAAAATCGCATGTCTCTGCCATGCCCAGAAGTTTGCCGAAGCTCAATGCCATAGATCGAACAGCTTGAGAACTTTTAGCGTGGGCTAGTGGCTCTTCGATAGCTAGTAAGAATGGCGTGTTTAAATACATCAACCACTTCTTAATTTCTCTGACATCAATCTCACGCTTTTTTGACATCTGCTTTGTAGGCATCGCAATCTTATCAATGATCAAACCATGATCAGAGATAGCGACGAGACCACCGTCTAAGCCGTTATCAACTCCTACAATCACAGCACGTTTAAGGTGACAATTAATCCATCGCCTGTTGCGGGGGTGTATTTAAATACGTTCTTCTTGAGTTGTTTTAAGAAAAGAATTTCTCTCGCATTAGACGGAACCACTTTATAGAACGCACCTTCAAGTTTCTTAACAGTAAAATCAAAGTCGCCGTCATCACGCTCCGTTCGTATCAAGACTTCTGGATCACTTACAACTTCTTTGTTATCAAAAAATTTCATTCTTTTACAATACTAGTATCTAGGAAACAGGGGGCAAATTCACCTAAGTCTACATCCATAAGTTTTTTAAGTGCAAACTTAGCATCCTCTTCGGTTAGTCCATGTTCTGTTTTAAGAATAGTTATAGAGACTGCGCTTGAATAGCAAGCAATAGGTGGCTTATCCATCTGTTCTACAACGCCTAATAAAGCCTCCTCAAGTTGTCCAAAAAATATTATTTCAGACAGATTATCATCATCTTCATCAAATAAATTTTCTGGGGTTGATTTGGATCTGTTAGAATAAGGATCTTTGTTGGGGCTGTAGTCCCATGAGAAAGAATCAAAACTGTTAATCATCGCTTTGAATATCGATTATGGTTCCTTCACCGCGATCCGCTTTCTTGTTGTTAAGGATCGAGATGTCGATCTGCATTTTGCTGGCAGCGCCCCCTCCGGTCTTAGAGTTCAGACCTAAATTTCTTCGTATCAATTGGTCAAGTTCTGAAAGCTCCCTCACATTCTTAGGTGCGTTGATGTTCTTCATCCCATCTCTCGCTAGTCGGATTGCCGCCATCGCCATATAGTTCTGATACTTATCGGCGGGGCTTGCCTGACTCTCGGCGATCTCAAGGATGTCTTGTTCCTCCTTGATTCGTGCATCGTGTTTCGCTCGCATCACAGCCTCATCCGTCATGTTCTCGAAGTTCTGCTCGATGGGTGTTTCCTCACCTTCAATTTGCTCGTTCCTAACCAGACCTGATTTTTTAGCAGGGATGCCTCTTTTCTTAAACCACCTCCTTACTGTTCCTGCATGCACACCTAACTCCTTAGCAATAGCTGCCGTCTTCCAATCAGCCCGATACATTTGCACAGCACGTTCTTGAATTTCTTCTTTAGGATTCCCGCTCATATAGATATATTCTGCATCAACATTATGGCTTTAAAACAAGAGCGGAGCAAGCAGTTACTAGAACCGCGCATCGATGCTAAGACAAAGAAGATGGATGTTGGTGGGTTTCAACTCCCGCCTACTAGTCTAATTACTGCACTCCTGTATGGGTTTGCTAACCACGAAACTTCTGTAGCTAGAGAATATTATTTCTGGAGAATATGCGACGAACTTTGGAACAACGAAGAGTTACCAGAAAAACTCTGTGTCAGACATCCGTGGGCAGAGTTGATGGTAAAGGCCGCATTGGAAAATAAATACTTAGCCGTTGGTGGTTCTGCTTCATCTGGTAAATCCCACATTATGGCAGCGTGGGGGATCGTTAACTTTTTATCCCAACCTCAAGATACGCTAGTGTTGATGACATCCACCACACTTCGTGAAGCTCGTAAACGAATCTGGGGTAGTGTAATTTCTCTACTGTCCGTGATAGATGATGCACCAATCAAGATACGCGATTCAATAGGCAATGTATCTTACGTTAATGAGAAGGGTATTTTAATTGAGCGAGCAGGACTATCGCTGATTTCAGCGGAGAAGAGTAAGACTAAGGAAGCAGTTGGTAAGTTTATCGGAATCAAACAGAAGAGAGTCATACTTATTGGCGATGAGCTATCAGAATTATCTGAAGCAATTTTGAACGCTGGACTCACGAACTTGTCTAAAAACCCCTCCTTTCAGATGATTGGGATGAGTAACCCCAACTCAAGGTTTGATGCGTTTGGTATATGGTCCACCCCCAAAGATGGGTGGGACAGTGTGGATACTAACACCGCAGATGGGTGGGACACAAAATGGAATGGTAAGTATCTACGGCTAGATGGTGAGAGATCCCCAAACATTTTGGCGGGTGAAGTCATATATCCTTGGCTACCCACAGCGGAGAAGCTTGCAGAAGATAAAGCTCTACTGGGTGTAGAGAGTAGGGGCTACATGCGAATGGTTCGCGCTGTATTTTTTGATAGTGATGAAACCACAGGCATCTACACAGAGAATGAACTCGCTAATACGGGAGCTTTGAATGCAGTTGAGTGGAGAGGTTCTCCGATTAATTTATGTGGGATTGACCCCGCATTTACTAATGGTGGTGATAGAACCATACTTTACACAGCTAAGTGTGGCTACAGTTCCTCTGGTCAGTATGTGTTGGAGTTTGGTAAAGCCATTCATCTTAATGATGATGCGACAAATAAAGCAGTCCCTCGAACCTACCAGATAGTGAGACAGATTCGAGAGCATTGCGAAAAGCTAAAGATCCTACCAGAGAATGTCAGCGTTGATGCCACGGGAGCGGGGGCTCCCTTTTGCGATGTCCTAGCTGGCGAGTGGTCGAATCGATTCATGCGTATTTCTTTTGGTGGGAAAGCTAGTGATAAGAGAGTTAGCGCGAATAGTCAGATGATCGGGACTGAACTCTACGTAAACAGGGTTTCAGAACTGTGGTTTGTCGGGAAAGAATTGATGAGAACACGGCAGGTTTATGGAGTGAACAGCGACCTCGCTCAAGAAATCACAGCGAGGAACTACGATCATGTGAAAGGATCGACCCTTCGAATGAAGATAGAATCCAAGCCAGAGTTCAAAGCTAGATTCGGTAGGAGTCCTGACCTTGCCGATGCCGCTTTTCTTGCTCTCGATTGTGCGCGTCAAAGATTGGGGTTAGTAGCCGTAGATCCACCAAAGGACGGGGATAAACTGCATAACGGACCTAGACGTTCGATGAAGTTT